TTTGTTTAAAGGAACACCAATCACACAATCTGTGTTTAATTGGCTCAAACACGCCAGAGGCGCATCTTTCGTCTATTTGTTTTCTCACCGAGACGACGGTGCTTCTTACTTTTTCTCTATCTGAATTTTCAACTTTTTTTGCTAAACGAACAGAATCTTTGATAAAAAGAATTTCAACTTCTTCAACCTGTTCTTGTAATTGTTTCTCAAGAACAACTGCATAAAGCATTAACTGAAAATATTTGTCTTCTTGAAAGCGTGGGGCAGGGGCTTTGCCAGTTTTGTAGTCACCAACAATAATTCCATCTGACGATTTTCTCCATCTGTCAATAAACCCTTTAATGGCTACGCCATCAATATCGTCATTGAGTTCTGTTTCAAGCCCGTCAAAATGAATCTCTTGCGGATTTTCCATAAGAAAAAGATTTTCAATACACCACCATGATGTCCATCGGAACATTCTTCTGTCTTTATCACCACGAACATAAGGTGCTGTTTTTTCTTCGTATTCATTTTCCCACCACCGCTTAGCAATCGCACGGGCAGAATCAATTGTTCTGTCGCTTGCTGGAAGTCCATACAGGTCTTCTAGAACGGAGTGAACATAGTTTCCTCTAAGGGTTGCTTCTGTCGGCGGTTCAACAAGACCATCTATTCGGGAAAGTTTGTACTTAAGCGGACATTGTTGAAATGTGGAAATAGAAGAAGGAGATAAATACAGAGGCGCTTGAAGATTACTCATCCAATGCTTCACCATTAAAAGAAATGCGGATACATTCCCCAATTAGAGCCTCAAGGTCTTCGGTGTTAGCAGTAGTAAGCGTTGGCTTAGGCCGACCGCCAGCATGCTCTGTCCAGAACTTGTTTAACTGTGCTTTTCCTTCTGAACCAAAGGAAGCGACGAGACCAGTAAAGGTTGACCAAAGTTCTTCAATTGCTGGGTCTACCTTTGGTGCAATTGGTGCTGCAACTTCTGTTGCTTCCATCGCCTCTTCTGTGCGAGCAAGGTAAAGACCGATGCCGAGAGCCTGCGCTGCTTTCTTGAGCGCATCAGAAACAGCACCCTTGAATTCGTCTCCAAGGTCAACGATGTCGCCTTGTTTAGTCCGTTTAATCTTCTGTCCGCCAATGCCGTCTTTAGTTACACATACGAACTTGTCCTCACCAGGGAAAACACTCATGCGTACATGTGCTACAACAAAATCAGGGTCTAGAGAATCGCGTTCGCATTTAATGATTTCGTATGACCATCCATCAAAGCCAAGAACCCTATTCAGGCGCGTAATAACTTCGCTGACTGGAATATATGTCAGAAAAGTTCCACCCTTCTTGAGTTGACGCTCTACCTCTGTTGGGAAACTTTCCGAGAGTTCGTTCTGCATCTTCACAATACGCTCACGAGACTGCTTGTATTCTTTTTTGCGCAACTCCAACCAGTCGGGTTGTTCGTTTTCAAGTTGTACAACTTCTTGTACAAGTTCTGGGTCAATCTTCCTTGTAGCCATTACTTAGCCTTTCTAACAATGATATTTGTTTTGTAGTCACCGACTTCGCAGTAGTTATCTGCGTTGATGCCGAATTTAGCAAGTTCTTTAACCCTCCAATAAGAAGGCTGAACAAAGTCCAACATTTTGACGGCGATTTCCTGAGGAGACAATAACACCTCGCCAGTATCTAAGTCAACAGATGATTCCATTATTCTTCTAGATACCTCACTGGCTAAATTTTCGTGATTCCACTTCTTGCGGTCAGACGCTCCACGAACCTCAATTGTTGCTCCATGAACCGACATGTCTTCAACTTTGGCATTTTGCAAAATGCTCATCACCCTTGCTGAGTACATCGCATAAATGTCACTCATTCCACTTTTTATTTCGTGGAGTTTTACTAACGACTCGCCAACCTGGTCCAGAGGAGGCTCGGAATCTAGAAATTCAACGAGTTTTGTTTCGGCATCCATTAGTTCTTTTATTAGATGTTTAAGAACATCGTTGGCTGAATCCGCCATGGTTTACTTCCTTTAGATAGATAGTTTTATGACAACTAGTTCAAATGATAATAGCGGCCCGTTTACGCTGAGGCAAGCCCAAACCAGCCAAATATGTAAAAGCGCCTACCGCTGAGTCAACTTGGTCGTCGTGGTTGCAAGCCTCAGGGAATGAAGCAAACTCATCCAGCCAGTCAGTTATCCATGGACCTCTAACTAGGCGAACATTGCCATTGGCGACTGCGGCTGCAAAAGGTCTTGCTCTGGTGACTTTATCTCCAGAAGCACGAATGCCCTGTAGGTCATATCCTGGGGTTACATAGCGGGCATATTGGTCAATCAGGGCCTTTCCAGACGAGCCTGGTTCTTGCTCAACCCTGATAGACACCATAAGTCCATCCTCTTGAGCGGTTTGGGCGACAAGTTGCTCCACTTTGTCACCCTTTGCTCTTATCTTACGGACATCCATAATATATGCAATTCCCTGGTCAAATAACGCAAGAGTGCCGACTGTCCAGTCAGGGTCTAGGTTGCCAGAGTGGGGTTCCGTAGCAGCCAAGTCCCAAAACCTGACAGCCCTTGCGCTAGATGTGACCTGTGGCACATCAACAGGGTCAATGATGACAAAATCTTCGCGACCAAACAATGTTCCCAGAGTGGTTGACCACCAGTCTCCAGACTCCAATCTGCGCCTTTCTACTGGGTCAAGAGCCTGCAGGGCTTGGCGGTACGACTCAGCGTCAATTCCAGGGTTATCGGTCAAAAGGCTTGGGACAAAGATTCTCTTTGATTGATGCCCCTCAACGATAAACCTTTGTCTTACCCAGTTTGGTGCTGGGTTAGAAGCAGCCCTCATCCGAAGTGGAATTTGTGAAACTGGCCCACTTGCTGGGCGACGCAGTCTTGAGAAAAGATATCTATAATCAGATTCACGAATTTCCGTGACCTCATCCATGCCTATAAACTGAAATTCAGAGCCTTTGTAGCGTAAATAGTCATTAGTGTTATTTAGATAACCAAAAGAAATTCTTGCCCCAGAGGGAAATGTCGCGACATAACTGTTGGCATTCCAATGAACATCGTCATAGTTGGAAATCCAAGACTTAAAACGGTCCATAAGAGCACCAGGGAGAGACAAGTCTGCAAAGGTACGACGAAACAAGATTGCTGAATAGCCAGGAACATCAACATACTGAAGCGCAGCCATGAGGAGAGCACTGGATTTTCCACCACCAGCCGCTCCGCCGAATAAAGCCTCTAATGCGTAGGTCCGCAAAAAAACCTTTTGTGTTATTGATGGTTCTTCTGGGCAAAATCCTGGCTCTTTAGGTTGCAGGTAGTCCAGGACGGCATTCCAGTCTGGCATGTTTATCTCCTGATTGTGACTGTACTACACGAAGTAGCAACACCAAAACAACTACTAGTAATGACACGGCGGGGATATGTGCGCTAATGTACAACAGCGATGGCACTTTCAAAGAAAAACACAAAAAAACTAAAGCAAGCCTTTTTGAAATTTAATACAAAACTTGCGTTAACAAGGGAAAAAGTAAGAAAAGCAGCCAATAGAGCCAATGCTGCCCATGTAATGATGATTTCTTTTGTATCATGTAATTCGGTGGGTGCATGGATGATTGCGCCCCAATACGGATTAATAACGGCTGGGGTCTGTTCTGGACTTTACGGGTACTTGTTAGGAAACGAATAACACATGGCATGGAATTCCAATAAGTCGCTCGGTAATTACGACCAAAAAGCAGCACTAAATGCTGGGGCACCAGTTGCATTTAACCCATCGTTTGCGGGCAGACCGTACAGCGACTCTTGGGATATTGAGCGCGCATACCGTGAAGGCATGCAAAAAGTAACCTGGGTATTCCGTTGCATTGATGCCATTGCTGGAAACCAAGCCAGGCTTCCAATGATTCTAAAAGAAGACAACTCCCCGCAAGGAAAAATAGTCTTAAAAAGCAGAAACAATGGCCTTCTTGACATTTTGAATTCAAAGTCAAACGAAGGTGAAAACTCATTCATCTTCCGCTACAGACTTTCGGCGCAACTCTTGATGAGTAGCCGAGGCGCTTTCATTGAAAAAGTTCTTGGTCGCGATGGTCGCGTAATTGCCCTCCACCTTCTCCCACCTCAACACACCCGCCCTATTCCAGACCCCAAAAAGTTTGTTTCTGGTTTTGAAGTTGACATGAGAAATGGCACAAAGGTTTATCTCAAACCAGAGCAAGTGATTTGGGTTCGTCGCCCTCACCCGCTTGACCCGTATCTCTCCATCACCCCCATGGAATCAGCGGGAGTGGCAATTGAGATTGAA